CTTAGTGCTATTTGTATGTCACCATTTGTGGTTTTTAGATCTTCTGTTAAGTCTGATATCTGCAAGAATGCACCACTTGGCAAGTAGTTGTTGCCATCAATGGTTACTTGACTGTATGCACTACTAATTCTGTATATGGTGCCACCAATCTGTATGTCAAGAAACACAGCATGTGAAATGTTTGTGGTATCCTGAACTGCTGGTATATCTGTTGACATTATTCAACAACCTCCACTAATTCAAACACACCGTTAAACTCTAATCTATCATATGGCACCACAGCATAACTTGGCTTCTTGGTCATTACCATTTCCCATGTTACGTCTGATCCTACAACAGGCACTGCACCTGCTTCTGTAAATCCTTGTTGATCAATAAATGGTCTGTGTATAGGCACATTTATTGTGCCGGCTGAACCTCTGACAACATCTGATGTTACTGTGTATGGATATTTGTAACCACCTGCTAAACTCACATAGTCACCTTTCTTGAACACTATATCACTTGGCACATCACCTACCACACTGCTCATGTCAAATGTGATTGTGAGTGACGCGGCACTGCTAACTGTCATTTGTGAAATCTGTGTTGGTGTAAAGTCACCTTGATATCTTGTGATGTAATTCAATGCAGGATTAGTGTTACCTATGTCAACAGTTTCTGTGAACACACGATCTAATCTGTCTATTTCTTCTGTGAGCGATCTGTTTGTGCTGTATTGCAAACCTGGATGCATTTCAATGCTCATCACCCAAGGTATCTTGCTGGCAATACTGCCTATCTTTACAATACCACTTCTGCTCACAGTTTGTCCAACAACTTTACGTCTGTCAATGGTGATTGTGACTGCGTTATCTATGATTGTTTGTATGCTCATTATGCTGGTTGCCTCCTTTGACCTACTCTAGTAACTGAATAAATGAATTCTGGGTCTCTGGCAACCATCTGCTTGAAACTCATTGCATCTACAGCACTGATGTTGTAGTTTACAACTGTGGTTCCACCACCGCCCCCCATGCCAAATTCTCCATTTGGCACAATGGTGCCTGCACTGCTTGGCATAAACAATTCTGGACCTTGTTCACCAACAATGTATGGTCTGTTTGCACTTACTGGTCCACCTTCTGCTTTGAACAATCCGCTTAAGAATGAACCTACTGCACCACCGCCAGGTCCGCCAAACAGTGTGAGGAACAATTTGTTTGCTTGTAATTTGATAAGTTCTACCATCAATGTCTTAAACAAGTCTTTGAATGAAAGTTTGCCTGTTTCAGCAAATTTTAGTATGGCATCTGTGAAACCATTTGCCATCTTGTTGAACAGTTGCTCACCAAACTGTGTCATGTCCTCAACATTCTTCTTGAAGTTTTCGCTTGCAGTGCCCCATCCTGATGTGAACTTACCCCATGAAGTTTCTTCTTCAGTTTTAGGTGCTCCAAGTGGATCGCTTGGTGATTCTGGTGGTTCGTCTCCACCTGCACTGGCAGCGGCTGCCGCTTCTGCTTTGAGTTCTTCAATTTGTGCTCTAGCGGCACTCAGTATGTCTGTGATTTTTCTTTCTATTGGGCCAATTGTGGCAATCTCTGTGTTGTCCTCAAAGATTGATAATATTTCATCTAGTTTGTTTTTCACGCCCTCTGGTGTTACTTCACCAAAGTCTACTGTATTGAACAGTGTTAAGTTTACACCTGGTATGGTGTTCACATATTCAATTACAGCATTAATGCCCATAATGGCTTTGTTAGCCATTGCTTCAATAACTTGCAATGCTGAGTTTGCCATGTTGATAATTGTTTCATATGCGGCTGATATTGCAACCACAATCAGTTTGCCTTTGCCACCCAACATCATGAATCCAAATAGACCCAGTGCTTTCAGCGTTGGTGGCAGTTTGTTAAAGAATGTGAACAAGTTGTTTACACCATCTATCACAAACGAGAACACTGGCATCAACATGTCTAACAGTGCGGCTGAACCTAATATAACTTGTTCTAGTGCATTGTATAAATTGTCTGCTAGTGCACTTGCCATACTGGTGATTGCACCTGCACCTTCGTCAAATGCACTAATAACAGCAGTAAGCAATGCTGTTAATTGTGGGTTGAATGCACTACCAAATGCCTCATTCACTTTGAACAGTCTGTCTTGGACTTGGCTGAGTGCACCTGTTAATGTTTTGTTCAATGAGTCTGCCGCACCTTTGTTAGCGGCGGCAAATTCTAGTAATTTTCTTTGTGTTTGCTCTACTGAATAAGTGACTCCACTTTCGAAGCCAGCCATTGCAAGGATACCTCTGTCTCTGAACAAGTCTGCGGCACCAGCACCACCGGCAAATGCTCGTTGGAATTGCTGTGCTGTTTGTTCAAAACTCAAGTCAGAGATAGGAACAATACTGCTGAGTCCTGCTGATATATCTTCAAGTGCAAATGGCATGTCCTGTGCGGCTTTGGTTGCCATCTCAAGTGTTCGTGCGCCATTCTCTGCTGAGCCAGCAAGGAAGTTCAATCTAACTCTGAGATCTTCTACTGTTCTACCTGCTTGTATTGCTTTGCTAAGTCCTGCTGTTGCTCCTACTGCAACACCAACTTTGGCGGCAAATGCACCCAAACTGCGTCCGGCACTGCTTAGGCCTCTTTCAAAACCTTTGCTGTCTAAGCCTAACGCCATTTTGATATCAGCCATAGTCTACTCCTTGTTTAATTCAATCACAATCTCATCAGCATATTTGCCCATTGCTTTTCTTGCTGGTTTGCTCATACCCTGTGGTGATTGCTTTGAATACCCTTCATCTAGTCTTTTTGCGTATGGGTAATTGGCTTGTATTTTACCCTTACGTTTATTTAACTTTGTGTTACGTCTTGCATTACCTTTGTCAACAGGTGTTTCTTCATAGAATACTTCATAGCCTTTTTCAATAATATCATCTGGAAAGTCAGTCATCTTTTCTAACTTCTTAACTGCTTTGGTGGCATCTATTTTGATTTTTGCACCACCTCTGCCAGTGAGTCTAGCGGCACCTGCGGCACCTGCACGAGCAATACCTGCTCCTGCTCTTGCTATACCTGCGGCTATAATTGGTAATGGCATTAACCTGTCTCCCTAAACTTTGTGACAGCATCTAACATGTTGTCATCTCCAGGAATGTTTGTGGTCTGTTGTCCACCCTTCCTGTTTTGTTTTTTCTCCTGATGTGCTCTGTATGTCATCACAACATCATACACCACAAGATCAAACGTGCTTGCTTCAGTTAGCAGTCGACTAGGTAAAACGCCATACGCCTCTGCCATCTGATGCAACATACAAAACATGGCCAATTCCCAACTGCCTTCTTCGACAGTATGGCCAGTTACTTTCCCAACTTTTCAACAACCTGATTCATTGCCTTAAACATGACATCAGGTGGTAAAGTAAGATCATCTTTACACACTGGTTCACCTTTCTCATCAAGGATAGCAGTTTTCATAAAGTTGATTACTTTGCCATAGTCAGCATCTTCGCGATTCATTGATGCTAACTGAATAAATTCTTCTAGTGGTTGTCTGTCCCAGATGTGAAAGTCTAATGATTCACCATACTTTTCAATGGTGTCTTCATCATCTAGTGTGAGTTTGATTAATTGGGGTTTGCTTGCGAGTTGTGTAATGTTCATACCTTCATATCCTTTGTATCTCTAGTTTGTAAGTGGTGAACTGCACTAAGCAAAAAGTTCACACGGTTATTAACTTTTTCAGCGTCTGTGAGCAAGCACTTTAGTTCGGCTTTACTCTTCGCTAATTCCATCTCCACCGTCTTCAATATGTCCGGTGTCGAGTGTTTGTTCCAAATCTGCATGTTTGTTCCTATATTTATCCTTCTTAGATTTTTTGGGTGCAACAATGCCCATCATTTGTGCGGCAATGTGTGTTTCCCACTTTGTTCCATCCAAGATTACTGTGTGTTTACCTGAGGAAAGGTGTTCCTCAACAACACGTTTGTGTTTGGGTGAAAATTTCATATCTACTCCTGAAAACAAGTGGCCCATTGCTGAGCCACTGTTTATTCAATCACTTAGACTGTGCCTTCGGTGTAATCACCTGTAACAGCAATCGTTAGTGGCGATGTCCAAACTGGAGCATCTGGGTTTACTGTAGGAGCAAGTGCTTCTAAGTAACCGTTACCTTCGATATATTTGTCACCTGAGGTGTTACCTTGCCAGTATAGTCTGAAGTAAGTTTCAGTTTTATTGTTTGTAATACTGAAAATACCTGATGTGTTGCCTGCTCCTGTGAAGAAAGCAGTGTCATCTAATACCATAGTAACACTAACTGAGTTAGTGCTTGGTATAGTAACAACTTTCTCACTTAAACTATCCAATTGTTTCCAACGGAAAGTTCCTGGAGTTGCGTTAACTGTAACGTCTTGCAATGCTGGAACAACTAGAACGTTTCCGCTACCTGCTCCATCAAATGCTGCCGCTACGTTACCACTGTAGTCAACACCGTCGGCATTAATTTCCAATCTTACAAATTCAGCAGTGCTGTTTACTGGAATATAAGCCATTCTCGGTCTCCTTTAATTAGTTATTGTAACAAACCTATACTCGAAAGTATAAGTTATCCTATCTTCTTCGGTATCTACTGCAACTGCACATTCATTAACGCTTTGGTCAGCAATCGCTAGGCGACTGTTGATTACTGCGGCAACGACTGTGTCGATATCGTTTGGTTGATTTTTAGCATCCACTGTGATAAAGCCAGTGAGTGATCTTTCTTTCTGAAATACATCGTTGCGATCTATTGTGGCAAACAGTTGAGTTGTTGCTGAACTCTCTTCGGACAAATAAAACTTCTTCATGTTTTTTTCATAAAGAGGCGTGTCTCCTTGAGCCCATGGCAACTCACTGCTTACACCACATGATGTGCTACTAATATTAGTAGTAACATTTGCTAACAATGCATCTCTGATTGCACTCATTATCTAACCTTCACAATGTTGCGGCGTCCGCGAGTTCGTCGATTCAATTGAAACTTGACTTGCTTTTCATCTGCGTCAACAGTTCCTGAATCATCAGCATCATACCAATCCATTATAGCCAACAGTTCCTCGAATATATCTTGGAATTTGTTTTCATAATAAGTGATCTTTTGAACTTCTGGTGATTCAGGATCTCCAAAATCAGCAATCTTGGGCAGTATGTATTCTTTGAGAGTGTAGTAAACACACATCTCAGTGAAATCTGCCTTTCGAGTTTTGATTCTTTCTGGAATGAAAGCAGGCAGATCATCAATGTTATTGTAACTGCCTGTAGCATTCAAATATTCTCTCCAACGAGCACTTGCTCGAATCTTTTGATTGATTCTTTCAGTGCCACGTGTGGTAAGATCCTCGAGATACTCGTCTAAATTACCGGGAGCGTTAGGAGCATCAGCAAAACTGATCTCATTGGCTTCGAAAACCCGCTGATCTCTGTCTCTGACATCCTCTGCTTCAGCATAACTGACAACTGTTGTTCCTGATAATATAAACGCCATCTTAAATCTCCCTTACGCTGTTGCTAAGCCTGTTGGTAGGTTGTTACTTCTAACAAATCGGCAGCCTACTGCCTGACCAATTAAGCCTTCAAGTAATGCTTGGTTAGCAAGACCTTGTGCAACAGAACCGATAGCACCTGAACTGATACCGCCAACGCCGTTTAATTCTTTAGCGAGGTGGAATTCGTGTGCCGCTGTAACACATGCAATGTAGAAGCCTGAAGCGTCTGTTGGAGCATTGCTTGAACGTAAGTTAGCAACTGCTTTAGACACCATGTCAAGACTTGCTGTTTGTGAAGTGTTTGCTTCACTGATGCTTGAACTTGCTGAGATTGCACGAATAAAGTCTGTGCGGATCTGCTTGAAGCCGTTACGCACTGTAGCAACCATTTCGTAGTCATCCTTGTCGACGTTGTTGAACATCTTAACGCCTGGCTCACGCTTCATAGCATAACCCATTGCTTCTGGTGAGAATACAACAGAAAGGTCTGCTGTGCCAGTTAATGCAACGTTACCTGCACCATCGTCAGACACGTTGATGTCAGAGATGTCAGTTAATGCTGTTTCTGCGTCTGTTAACATTACACGGAAGCCAGCAATGTCTGTGCTCTGTGCTAATGAACGTGAAAGTCTTGTGATCACAGCGTTACGAACTGCTTCGAAACCTGCGTCTTCTAATGACTCTTCAGAAACTCGTGTGCCTGTGCCACGCTTGCTTACTGCAAGTGATACGTGATCAGGATCGAAGTCACTGTTTGTGCCTGCAAGATCAAGGATGCTTGCGTTGTCCGCGATTGACACGTTTGCTGTGCCGTATGCGTTTGTTCTTGGGATCTTGACAGTATTGCCGAGACCGCCTGCGATATTATATGAGTTCACAATCAGACCTGGGTTTGGCAACAACACGAAGTTGTCGTAGTAAGGAATAAGGTCTGCAACAATGTCCTCATATAAACTGTTTACCTTAGTTGATGTAGTAGCCATCTTTGGAATCTCCTGTTTATATTAAAGTTTTTAGCGAAGTAATCGAGCAGTTGAGTCGCCCATCTTACTTCCATCCATTTGTTGTTTAATCATAGCGTCGGTGATTTCACCTCTTGCTATTCTACCTGTTGAACGCAAACTAACATAAGCATTTCTGTAAGCAGGATCTGATTTGACACGAGCCTCATCAACTCCCTTCTTGCTTGCAGTCTCGCTTGGTGCTTTGTCTGCATCAAATGTGTTTACACCTTTTTTCGCAAATGGTAGACCTAAACTTTGACCAACAATTTTAACTGCTGATGCATAGTCTGGTGTTTCGCCGTCTGTGGTGATGAAATCCTCACCATTTCTAATTGCGAAACTGTCACCTTCCAACTGTAGCATGTTACGAGCCTTCATCAAGTCAACCACTGCTGACTTTTGATCTGCGTTCCACGCTGATGGCATGTTATCACGCAATGTTGAGATGTGCTCTCGAAGTGCATATTCAGTTTTCACTGAATGTAGTTCTGCTCGCAGTTCTTCAACTGTTTGCTCACGCTTCTTGACCGCATCCTTTAGACTTTGAACGTTGAGACTTTCGCCTTCCGGTGTGTCACGCAGTTGCGATACCACACTTTTAACTTTGTCAAAACTGTCAACTTCTAATTCACCAAGAATCTTGCTTTCGGCTTCTTTCTTGGCTGTTGCGCCTATTCTGTTAACATCATCTCGAGTATAAACACGAGTGCCGTTAACAAACATTTTACCATCACGCATCTCTACTGCTGGTGCGTCGGTATCAACACTTTCAGATTTTTGCTGGACCTCTTGGGTTGTCGCTTCAGTATCTGTATCAACTGGTTGCACATTTTCGCCTGCAACTAACGTATCTGTTGTGAGTTCATCACTCATTTAATATCTCCTTATTATCGTTAAGAAGTAAACGTAGTTCAAGTTATTAGATGCTGTTTGAGGTTGAACTACTGTCCAACAGTTCTAACATTCTCTGGCGTAACTTGTCACGCAAATCTTCTTCGTAGGTTTGAT